TAGGCTGCTACAGCGTAATCAGCACCTACGAAAGCCATAAGGTCTTCGAAGGTCATAGTTGACATTTCGTCAGTTATTGTTTTGTACAGATTTAAAGACATCTAGCACTTCTGTCTACGTGTGATACTATGTTTCTCATTGCAATCAATTCCGTAACATCCCCATAGTTTATAAATACAAATATACGAAACTTTTATTAAAATTCCAAATTATTGTTTAGAAAATTGTAAATAGTTTGGTAAATATAAATGAAGCGATGGAATTGTTTTCATTCCTATTTTTATTGAATTAAAATTAGATTCTTTTATTTCTTCAACAGTTCCAGTTATTCTCCAACGTATAATTACAACATTAAAAAATGGACTTATTTTAAAATTTAAAAATGATAATGAATCAATTTCATATATGTATCCAGCAGTATCATTTGCTTTTTGAATAAAATATCTTTTTATATACCCTCTTTTATAATCATCCACCAATGGAGATGGAACATGAGTAATTATTTCTGGAAGTTTATATTCCAATATATTATTATTAATTTTTTCGTATCTGTATTTGTTTACTGACATTTTATTGTTTTTGTCTATATTCTCCCGTCACACTTGTTGTCCACATCATATTTTCAACATTTTGTTCTATTTGTGTAACTTGAAATAATCCATGCTTAGCGTATTTAGATGGGATTCCGTTTATATTAAAAGTATCTCCTCTACGAATACCACTAGTCCCCATTACTTTAAAATTATACTTTATTGGTAATGGATGCGATAATGTACCATTTCCTTTTTTAGCTGTGAATGCATCATTTTTCATTCTATCAAAAAATGGTTCATCATTTAAGCAATATATAACAAATAATTTTTTTAATTCCTCTGTATCTGCTATTCCAGTAATACTATCAGGATTTAATGCTGCCAATTCCGGAAGTGGTAATACATCAATTTTAGCTAAATTATTTGAAAGAGCTGTTTTTTTATTTTCTTCTTCATCTTTTTCATCTTTCTCTTTTTGCTCTTTTAATTCTTCTCTTTTCTTTTCAATTTCTTTATTAATATCTGATATACTTTTATCCAATTTATCAATTTCCGCCTTAACTGCTGCTATTTCTTTATCACGTAAATCTTCTTGTGCATCTTTAGCCGCTTCTTTATCTGCAGCTTCTTTTATAGCTTTATCACTTCTAAATACATTAGCTACTTTATCAGCAGCTTCTTGTATAAATTCAACATCAAGACCTCTAGCTCCTTTTTTTGCATAATTAGCTCTTATTTCATTTATTTTTGCTTGTAAATCTTTTTTATCGTTTCTTGCTTTTTCTATTGCTCCTTCGTTAGTTGCAATATCTTCTTGTATTTTTTCATGTGGCTTTTTCTCTGCTTCTTTTTGCTCTTCTTGTTTTGCCAAATCTTGCGCTTCTTTTTCAGCTTGAGTTAATTTTTTTCTAGGATTACCATCCGAATCGGTAACAGCGTTTAAAAATAAATCAGTTTGTGAATTAAAAAATCCACCAACTCCAACAATTGGTTCATCCGGATTATTTGCTAATGCCAATCTTCTACTAATAATTTGATTGGTCATTTCAGATGGTACTGATATATCTAAACTTGCATCTAAAAATACAGAATTGGGCCCACTATGATAAAATACTTTTGTTTTATCATTAGGATTACCACCAACCCAATTTTCATCTATTACCGTAATTATAATTTTACTAGGTGTTGCAACTCCTTTTACAGGCTTAGCCGTATTTACTGTTTCTTCAACTATTTGAAAATTCCAAAACGAGTTTACAGCGGATGACATCTCATTTAACATATCAAGAAAAACTTCTCTTATGTTTTTATTTTTTTGTGTTAATTTTTCAACAAATAAATCAAAATTTATATATAAATTTTTTAAATATCCCCAATATCCAGCTTTTTCAATATACCCATCTTCATTCAAATCAGTTTGTTCAACAAATTGTATTGGTTGTCCCGGAATTGAATTTCGTACTATACCATATTCATTACCATTACTTCGTAATATACCACCTTTTAATTGGTCTACTTGTCCTTCATTTAAAAAGTAAACAGAAAAATCAGGCATAAATCCAGGTATTACCAATTTAGATGCTTTTGTTGAAAACATATTTGGAAATGCTCCAATTTTTGCTTTACTGATATCAAATTCAACACTAAGTTTTTTACTACCCATTTGATAAGCTGTAAATTGGCTATTTGAATTTAATATCTTTACTGCTAAATCAAATCTTATATATTTATTTTTTGAAAATAATTTTTCTTTTTCTATTGTGGATTTTCCAACTTTTATTTCATTAGAAGCCCCACCAAATGTACGTGATATCCAACCAGGATTTGCATATGTTGTAATACTTTTATTTACAGCAGCATCTAAATTTAAATAAGCATCCCAATTAGTTGTGGTCATTAATTTTCGTACTTGTTCAGTTTGTCTTTGAGATGGTAATTGATTAAACATATTTTTAAATCTTCTATCTCTACGAATCTCACCATCACCTTCTGTTTCTGTTTCAGATACTCCATAAGGTTTTGGTTCTCCCGGCCTATCAACTATATCTCCTTTACTATCTATTTCTAATGATTTATTTTGAGTTTGTAAATATGTTGGTAATCCCGGAGCCCCTCTAAGTCTTACAGAAACATCCCATTTATCACCATCCGATGATACACTACCGCCAACTATAAATCCCAAAAAAGAATCATAATCTCCAGCAGAATTTACACGTATTGCATGTAATCTGTTATAATCTAAATTTATATTTACAGCTTGCGATAATATATTTTGTGTTTTATTTTCTTTAACATTTGTTTTAATTGCACTCTTTACACCATTTACACTGTTCCAACCATATTCGATACATAAAGAATATCCGGGTTCTAAAAAATAAGTCTGCATTAATTCTACTTGAGCTAATGTAAATGCTTTCATTGTTAGTGTACATTCTCTTGATATTTGGTCTTTACCTTCCTTTAATTCTAATCCAGTTATAATTGGAGATGGTCTTAATGGTACACCTATTCCAGATGTTAATGTAGTACCTTCCCAAGTAAGACCCATATCACCACTACTAACGCTATCACCATATGTGGATGGTTTAAATTCACTAGTAGATTTAAATACATCTGATGAATTTACAGATGATAATATAAGTCCATTTAGCTTTCCTACCGTAGCTCCAGAAAAAACTCTTACCCAAGCCATTCTTTGACTTGCATTAAATCCGTTTTTACTACTGGATACTTCCGATGTTAAATTTATATAAATATTATTTTCAATATTACTTAGCTTAGGCCACATATATGTAAATTATTGTTGTTCAAAATCACGCAAAATATCAATGTAGTTTTGTGGTATTCTTAAAATTGTTCCTTCTTTAAATCCAATATTTGCATTGTGTATGTTATTAGCACAAGCAATTATCCACCATAAAGTAGAGTCTTTATAAAATTGATATGCCAATGTATCAAATCTATCACCAGTTTCAGTAGCAACATATATATCATCATCGGTTTTTGCGATATTAGGATATATTTTAGATTGTAGTACTTCCCTACCATCTATTGTTTTTTTGAATCTACTATTTTTGTATCTACTTTGCATTTATTTTAGTTTATGCTGTTTTCTTTCCTTCGTTTTCAAGTCTACTATCTATGACTAATTTGTGAGTATCAACTAGCAATTGTGTACTAGCGGCCGCATTTGGTAGTCCAGTATAAAATGTTGCATCTCCCTTCCAACTTGTAATTGTTTTAAACGGTCCATTTTCCGTTTGATATAATTTTAATCCTTTATATTCAGTCACTAATTTACCTTTAGGGTCTTCCGGTTCTTTAGGTTTTTCTACTGATGGGTTTTGTGCCGTTGGTTCTTTTTTTACATCATTCTGAGTACCATCTTCTTTCTTTTTAGGAGAACCGTCCGCATTTAATTCTTTGTTACCATCTTGCTTAATTGAAACATTAGCAGGAACGTCACCATATCCATATAATCGTTTTTCATATGTACTTCCTTTTGTTTCTATTAATTTAAGAGTAATATCAACATTTACAATTTTTGGTAATTTCCAATTTTTAGTTTCAGCATCAAGGCCAATCTCCCAAGGTGAATTATCATCAATTGTATATGTTAATGAATCTATATATGCTTCTTTATTTCTAAACATATCACCTAATGTAAATCTAATGAAAGGTGGATATACTGCGTTTGGTGAGTATCCTTGTGGATAAGTAAGACTTGTTAAAAAATTCAATCGTTGCCAAGCTGCTACATGTTCATCATATGATAAAGAATATACTTTAAAGCTAAATGTTAAACTTCTCTCAATACCATTATATGTATAAAAATTAAATGGATTTCCAATAAATTTATTAGTATCCCAAGAAGGACTTAATGTTTCAGTTAATCCACTTATAGTTGCTCTAAAGTTTACTGCTGCTTTTTTATACAAAGACCAAAATTTTAAAGTTACAAAATCATAATCATCTAATTGTTTTTCAGTACCAGTAATTAAATCATTTTTTAATCCAGTTGCCGATGGATATGAAACTTGTTTATTTAAATAATCCGATGTTGTAAACATCGCTCTAACTCTTTCAATACTATTATCACGTTGTCTTTCGCTTCTACTAAATTTTGTTTTTGGTGTTTTTATTACATTTGGTACTGCAATATAATTTGTTATTGGTAATGGTGGATTAAATATATCTATTTCATATTCAGCGTATTTTGATGATAAATCGTTTCTTTGTGCAATAGCATCTTCAGCCAAATAAAAAGATGGATTCATTACCTTTCCATATGGAGATTCACTATTATATTTATCACCACCATCTTTTGCAAAATTAACTGCTGCTTGAGATGGAGAACCTAATAATAAATTATTTAATTTCTTTTTACCTAACTCTAAAGCTGAACCAATTATTTGATTTGGATTTGGCCTTCCTTTTAAATTATCATTAATAAAATTACCTAATAAATTACCGCTTGAGTTTGATTTTAATTTTGTTAAAGTGTCCATTGTATCACTTTCCTTACCTTTTTTAAAATCACTATCCAATACAATACGACTTGGTATTAATTGTTCAGGTAATTTAGCTCCTATTTTTGATAATATATTTTTTCCAAATTTTTCTGCTTTATTTAAAAATGTATCTAATATACCAGTCGATGCTACTCCACCAGCACCACCTTTCATATCTTCAACAATACCTCTACTCTTTTTACTAAATTTAATAATATCAGTTCCATATATAATTGGAGATGCTGTTGCTGATAATATTCTTAATCCAGTTACTTCTGCTTCTAATTTAGTTTCTCTTGTCCTACTTGATAAATTTCTTCTAGCAATTTCCGCAATTCTAAAAGATGGTGTCATTAAAACATTATATGGATTTCTTCTCAAATCAGCAGTATTACGAATATCATATTGCTGTTCAGCAGTCTGCCCACTAACTAATTTTTTACTTTTAAATAATTCTTCTATTGTTGGCATTTATAATCTATTTTATGATATTGCAAAGTTATTTCGTGTACTCTTATTAACCTGATTTGATACACCTGCTGTAACTTTTGCACCATCCATATGTACTGCTATTTTACCAGAAGCCATATCAGCTCTCAATGCTTTTATTTCATTTATCATTGCGTTTAATGGTGCAGCTAATGCTGATAAATTTAGTTGCGGAGCTGCCGATTGTTGGGTTACTCCGTTTTGTTGAGCGCCACTATTTGCTAATGCTGCAGCTGCTCCAGGTGCTGCTACTAAATCATCATTTGGAGATAGTTCAAATAATCCACCTTCTTTTGTTGATACTTGAGTTTTACCATCTGCCGGTGAATTCAAGTCACCTATCTTAGATAACATACCAAATCCACTTGCTATAATTGCTGCAGCTGCTATTGCACCTTTTATAGCACCAACAACAGGAACTGTGGCAAATGATGCATATGCTTTATATGCCGCAAATACAATAGCTAAACCAGCCAATCCTTTGATAATTTTACCAACCATATTCAAAGGTCCTACCATAGCTGATATTTTTTCACCTATACCACCAAAAAACCATTGAATAGCTTCTACAAGTAATGATATAGGTGTTAGTGCTATACCAATACCATCAATCAATGGTATTAATACAGAACCAATTGTACTAGCCATACCCATAAAAGAATTATTTAATTTTTCCAATTGAGCTTGTTGTTCTTGTTGTTTTGCAAACTTTTCGGTTTCTTGTGCCAATTGGTCTGCGTTTATATTTGTAATATCTAAGCCTTTACTAATCGCATCTTCTGCTGCTTTCTTTTGTTCGGCACTTAAACTATTTAATTTTTCCTGTGCATTTAATTGTTTATTAATTTCTTCTACACTTATACCGGCGGCTTTTGCTAATTGTTGTTGAGTAAAGTAATCCTTTTTTCTGAAATCACCACTCCTTTGTATTTGAGATAGAGTTTCTGCATTTGCCTCCGCAAGCTTTCCCTCCATTGCTAATGCTCTAGCTCTACTCAAATTAAATTGTCCACCAACAAACGTTGCCGCAACTAATTCTTCTTCTATACCACTTTCAAAATCTAAAAGTTTTTCTGCTAAAGCTACTTGCTCTTTTAGAGAAGTTCCCATTCTACGGGCTTGAACGGCATTTTTTGTTAATGCAGTTAAATCGCCTTTAAAGAATGTAGATGTTGCTTCTGCATTTTCTGCTATATCTTCAAATACCTTTTTAGGAGCAACACCCGCAAGATTTGCCATATTAGCAACTTGCATTTGAACGCTTGCTGCTGTTTCCGATGATAATCCGCCTATCGACTCAAATTGAGATTGAACTTTAGCTGCCGTTTCTGCTGCTACTCCAAAGTTTGAATTTAATACAGTTAATGCGGCTGTTGTTTCTTTAGAAAATTCAGCTACATCACTAAATTCTGATTTTAATGCAGCTATCGTATCAAATACATTTTTTGATTTAATACCTAACTGAGCAAATTCGCCTGTAATTTGATTCGCCTGAGAACGAATACTTTCCATTTGAGAATTTGTTAAACCAGTTGTTTCTCTAAATTCTTTTGCAGAATCATCCAATTCTTTAAAAGATGCGATAGCTAAAAGTAAAACACCTCCAATTAAAAACAAAGGTCCCATACCCGCTTTAATTGCATTCCCTAACCCTTTTGCAAATCCAATTGATTTTTGAATACCATCTGGCATTACATCTAACAATTCACTCCTTTGTCTTTCTAACTCATTTAATCTTTGCTCTTTTTTGTATAATAATTCTTGTTGGTCAACTAAATCTTTAGCTAAAGCCAATTGAGATGCGGTTAAACCTAAACTATTTTGTTGTAATTCGATTCGTCTTTGTTCAAATTCATTTATACCCCTAGCATTTTGTTCAGCTTTTGCAGTGTCTTTAGCTTGCTGTAATAAATCACTACCAATATCTCTCAAAAATCCAGCTCTTGCTTCGGAGGCCTCAACATCGGCTTCACTTAATCCTGCTCTTGTTTCTTCTTCTTGTATAATTTGCCTTTGAACACTTACATAAATGTTTGATTGTGAATTTAAACTACCTAAGTTCTTTTTAACATCTCCACTTAGTCTTGCAAATGATTTTAAACTAGAAACGGTCTTTTTATCAATATTTTCTGCTTCTTTCGTTCTTTGTTTAGCAACTTCAAGTAATTGGGTATTTCTAGCTAATTCTTCTTGAGTAAGTCTAAGCCTTCTTCTAAAATAAGCAGTATTTCTTGTCTGCAATGTTTGCTCCAATTGCGCTTGTCTAGCATTTCCTGCATCAATTTCTTGCTGCAGCCTTAGCTCTTCCTGTAATGCTCTTTCTCTTTCAGTTGCCATTTAATTATTTTATATCTACCCCACTTCTTTTAAGTATATCAGCAAAATCAGGGTCTGTTAGTTTGATTCTATCAGTTGCTCGTTTATTTAAGGCTTCTATATCTTTATCCAATTTTTTCAAAATAGGGTCATTATCAATTAAATCATTGATTTTTTTATTTCTATCTTCTTTCTTTTTACCAAACAATCCAAAAAATTCCCCCAAATATTCTTTTGATATTTTATATTTCTTTGCCATATAGCTATTTCTTTAAGTTATTATCTATAAATATCTTATAAACAAAAAAGTTAGGATTATCGTTTAATCCTAACTTTAGATGAATTTGTTGAAGAATTTGCTTTTTTAATTTGCTCAGTTTCTTTTTCTTTAGATTCTACTAATTTTTTATAGTAAAAATTTCTTAAATGTATTGGCATATTATACAAATCCATAATATTAAAACCATTTCCATAATTACACATCTCAAATATTTGAGTGTGAACATTTATTGTGTGATTACTCGGTAGGCCAAAAAAAGTTTACTCCCATTGTAATGGGTAGAGCCTCCACCTCTCCCGTTTGATGAGTATATTGGAATGTCATATCCATATCAGGAGATATTTTCTTTACATATTCTCTTAATGCTTTACTATCTCTTGCCAGCATACCAACAATATATTTGTTAATAGAAGACATATCCGAATTACCATCTACTGATTTAATCATATATCGTAAACGGGTTGTAATTTCATATGAACCATCCTTATTTAATTTCTCAAGAGCTTCTATATCTTTTTCCACCGCCAACTCATCACCATGAGTAAGTAATTTAAAAGTTAATTTATTTTTTCCCAATGGAGTTGTGAATTCAAACTCATTTTTGTTTTTAAATAAAGAAAAATCTACTTCTTTTGTTTGAACTTTAGAAAGGTCAACATTAGTTTGTATAGTATCATTAGTAATGCCTGAATAGAACTTCATAGTATATTCCGGTCCATATCCTAATAATCTTGTTGCCAAAATAATAGCATTTTTATCACCAATAACTATATCTTTTGGGTCAATTTTATCTACAATAATAGATTCAAATAATTTATCCAATACAATACCTTTTTTGATAAGGTTTTGATTAGAAAGGATATCTTCTTCCTTTGCAGTCATATACTTTATAGTAATTCTACCAGATGCCAATGGATGTTCCGTTGGGTAAACTAATCCTTTTGATGGTAAATCCAACACTTCCGTTGGAAAATCGTATTGTTTTTCGCTCATAACTTTGTTATTTTAAGTTTGTATATATAAATACATAGAATTTAAAAAAATGAAAATAAAAAACCCCCACCATTTCTGATGAGGGTTATCCTTCGGTAGCATCCGTAAGGAATATGTTTTAGAATTCTAAGATTGCGTAATCATAACTTAAAGTAAGTTCGATTGTTGCTACTTCATTAGAATCAAATGCTAAGTCACCAAAATTTGCTTGCGAAATAAATGCACCTTTTAAAGTCCATTGTTCAATCTTATCACCAACAGGTCCCAACATATAGAAAGTGATATCTTTTTTATAGAAATCAGCGTATCCATCTCTACCAGTAATTGATTCATGTCCTAAACGAACCCAATCCATTACCGCTTGTGCTGCCGAAGGTACAATTGGGTCATACAAAGTAATACTTACATCCTGCCACTCACCTTTACCTTTCAACTTTCTCTTTACGTTGATATGGTCTAAAGTAATTGTTTCGAATTGAATTGTAGGTCTATTTGCTGCCTTTACAAGATATGAAGGGATATTTTCAATCTCCATCACATATCTATTTTTCATCTTCGGTTCGAAGTTCGTATAGAACATCTTATCAAACTCTAATATTTCTGCCATTTTTATTCCTTTTTTATTATATTAATAAATATCCGTTTCCGTTATTTTTGTATTATGCTGTGAAACTTGCTCCAGTTGGTAAGATGTTGAAATCAATTACGATGAATTCAGCTGTCTTAGCCGGTTGTAAGAAAATTTGTCCTGCTAATATGTTTCTATCAATCACATCCGGTGTGTTGTTAGTTTCATCCATTACAACTTTGAATGTGTAAAGACCTTGTCTTTGTTGTACAGACTCTAAATAAGGATTAACAGTATTTAAGAATCTATTTCTAGTCGTAGATGTATTTTGTTCGAACACTAAGAAACGAGATGTTGAAGCGATGAACTTCTTAAGAGTGATAAGTAATCTTCTAACATTGATTCTATCTAAAGCAGATGCTCTATCTTGCAATGTCTTTTGTCCGAATGCTACAATACCTTGTCCAGGGAATGCTGCGATTGGATTTACTTTATTCTCATATAAAGTATCTCTTTCAGCGTGCGTTAATCTATTTAATACACTAACTGCTCCAGTGATACCACCTCTATTCAAACCAGCAGGTGCGAACCATTCAGCTGCTAATCTATCATTAGAAGCGAATACAGCCGGCATCAATACTGATGGTGGAACTGAAGTTAATTTATTTGTGTTACTATCGATTGTTTTAACCCAAGGATAGTAAGTTGCTACATAGTTTGAATCTACTGAATTTGCTTGCTCAGTTGCTTCAGTAATTGTATCATCATAATCGTTGAAATCAGCGATGTAGAAACAATCTTGTCTATCTTCAACCATATCAATTACTTTAGAAGTAATAGCCGGATGTAATTGTCTTACAATACCAGGAGTTACTACCATATTGATATCATACTCATCAGGATTAGATACAGCGTTGATTGCTTTTGTATATGCTACTGAACCACTTGCTGTTGAAGTTGCGCAATTGAATCCTTGCTGATTTGCATTTCCCCAATCAGTATCACCAGCTTTAGCTATCTTTACAGTTGGGTTAGTACCATCAAATCCATATTGAAATCCTAATAAAAATTGTCTCTTAACCATATCAGTTGATGCTGAACCAGTCATTACATAATTCAATTGAGAATCAAATGCGAATGCTACGTTTGCTCCAGTTGCTGCGTTTGCAGGTATTGGTGCTAAGTACTGAGCGTTATCTCCTTTTACACCAGCAGTTTCAAAATCAAAACCAGCATAATATACAGGAGATGATGATGTGTTGTTTGCTGAACCAGTTTGATAAACCACTGCAGGTACTCTACTTTCAGTACCACCTAAATAAACAGGGTTAGTGTATGCTTCGTGTCCGAATGGTGCTGCTGATATTGGATAAGAACCAGGTCCTAAAATATTAGCGTTTGCATCCTGAACTACAACTCTTACATATTTTGATTTTGAAGTATAATCACCATATTCAGTAATCTTACCATTAGAATCAATTGTGAAATATCTATCACCAATTCTTCTAGCTATATAGTTAGGAGAAGCAGGGTCTAAGTTTACATTGTTAAATGTTTCAACAACACTCTTTCTCTTATCAGTATCACTATATG